CAAAAAAGAAAATCTATGCAGAAAAAAGAATAATGGCCCGGGAAGCCTACCTGAACGGCAACAGAGACATCTATTCTCTGGCCGAATTGGTGGGCTGCTCTCCCGTGACCATGAAAAAGTGGATTGAAAAGTACGGATGGGCAGAAGAAGAGATGGAGCTGATGGGGCTCGAAAAGACCGCCGAATTAGAGCGGCGACGGGCGTATGTTGCTGCTCTCAGGTCTTTTGCGAAAGACCCGACAAATTATAACCTACAGAGCCTGGTGCAGCTTCTGAAAGCAGAAGAGCGCCGGACAGCGCCCTCGAAAGACCTCAACGACCACATCGTGGTTTTTCTGGATCAGACGACGGACTATATGCTGGAGAACGACCTGGATATGTTGTTAAAAGAATTTAAGAAAATCGTAATGCCGCTAAGCGAGTATTTGAGAAAGAGGAACCAGTGACGTACCTTCTACATCGACATAAACCCTCCATGTGGGCATCCCCTGAGAGACTGGTTCCTCCCTCTCGGGGATGCCTCTATTTCATGAGTATAGGAGCGCCGGAATGGAAGACTGGGTAGTTAAGATATTGTTTGTTATATTCGGGCTTTACAGCGGCGTGATGAGCTGGTTGTTCCGCACCGTGTGGAACGACCTCAAACACGCAAAAGATGAAATCAAGAATATGCACGAAGAGATGATCGAGCTGAGGAGCTCGAACCTCCTGCAGATTCGTGAGCAAATAGATGAGCGTTTCGCCGGAATGGAGCGGCTGATTGAGACGAAGATGAATGAAGGATTCACAAAATTGGAACTCATGTGGATCAACGAGGGTCGGCTCCAACCAAAACGCAGGATCACAAGCAATAACACAAAATAAAAGGAGTGTATCATGAGCATGAGAACAATGGCTAAGAAAGAGATGCAAAGTATGCCGGACTACTTTCGGGTGCTTACCGCCGGCAACACCTTCCAGGGTACTGCCTCCGGCGTCGCCGTCTTCAAAGCGGATTTCCCCGACAACACAACCAGCATCAAGCTGGGTGGCGTAGGCGTGAACTTGAGCGACCTGAATGATGTTGTGTGCGACGGCTACGAGCTGAAAGGGCATTTTACTTATATCCAGATGCCACTTGTCACCGACATGGTGCTGATCGTCTATAGCTAAGATGAGATTGCAACTTAAGATAGGTGTCGGCATCACTGGGAAAGCCGCCGGTGGACAGTCCGTAAATAATGCCTGGTATGGGCTCAAGTTTCGGGACACTTTCACGGTCGCCGACGGCGTGTATACCTTTAATGGGCTGGAGTATGAGCGCACCGGCCTGGCTGCCGGATATGACCAGGGCCTGGATAAGGTGCCAGAAAAGCGGCTAACCGTCCATAATAAGCTGCGCCGCTGCGTGGTGGGGTATGATGGCAAGGTAAAGTATTATTTAGACCACCGGAATAGTATGTGGCAAGCAGGGAGCTGGAGGCAGCAGTCTGTCGACAATGCTGAAGGGATAGTAACCGAAGTGTTGGACAATTACGGCGTGGTGATAGACGATAAGCAGGTCGGAAACTACGAGGCAAAAGTCAACACGAAGCCTGACCCGAAGAAGATTGGCTGCGTGATGAACATATTTGATGGGAAGGGGGCGAGCTGGTATGGCGTGATCATAGGTATCTCCAGCGACCAATCCGCCTATATTCTGTCGCATCCGCATATTGATGGCTTTGGCGAAGTGGCAGAAGCTTGCGAAGCTTATTACATGATCGGCGATGCGATACTTGGGGGCCAGGATGGCAACGTGATGGTGGAAATTCCGTCTTTCTGGCATAAGTGGAGCTATGAGCCTGATCCGGAGAACCCCGACGATCTGGAAGGCAGGGCCTACTACGGCTGGCAGCATCATCAAATAAGCCTCCGAGAGATACCAGGCGGGAATTTCTACCCCAAGAGATATGTGGGGGCTTTCGAAGGCGTGCTTGCCGATGAAGACAATAATCCTCAGGACGGATGGTATGGGGCTTGGGACGAGGCCGCTTCTACGTGGGAGGGCGCCACTGTTACCCCCGTACCGCCTAACTATAAGATATTGAGCGTTGCGGGCTACTATGGAAAAACAAACATATCTCTGACTAATTATCGCACTGCAAGCGAAAGTGTAGGGGAAGGATACCACCAGTACGACGCCACCACGAACTTTATAATCCAGCTACTGATGATTATTGAGCTGGGGCATATGCAAACCCAGTTAGGCATAGGAAACGGTATCAGTGGAGTAGCGAACTGGGACGTCTACAATGGCTACAGGCCGATTAGGAAGTGCGGCGACACTGTTGCTGCTGGAAATCATACCTGGGATACGTATGCAGCCAACCAGACGTGTCAGATTGGCGCTCTTAATTATCGCATTCAATCTCTTTCTTATCGAGGTATAGAGCAGCCTTATAGCCATGTGTTCCATTGGGTCGATGGTATTTGTCTCGGCATCATTGATTCGGGCGAAGGCGGAGAGCCGTACATCATGCCCTATGCGCACAAATGTATCAATGGCGGGGAGGCAGGATGTGACGAATATATTTCCCCTGCATCGGTAGAAGGGGCGGCTTCCAACCCCGACTATATGGCCCTGCCATCTATCACGGGCGATGAGCTGAAGATTCCGAACGTAAGCAGGTATTGGAAGGTTCCATCGCCTCACTTATTGCCCAATGACGACTCGTCTTCCAGAGGGCTAAGCTCCTACACATATGATTGGATGTCTTACTCGAGCTCGACTGGTCTCCGTGCCTTTGCGGTGGGCGGTCGGTCGGATAACGGTGTCGCTGATGGGGCGTTTGGCTTCGATTCGGGGTTCGGTCTGCTGACTACGCGTTCGACGGTTGGCGGGCGGCTCTGCAAAATTTAAGAGGATGCAACAATGATAAATAAGGTTTCCGGAAAACGTGCCTTTGCAGTGAGCGGTCAGACGAATAACAGTGTCAATGATGGGGCGAGCTGCCTTTCAGGGCACAGATCGCATTCAACAAAACATATTACACATTTACAGGAGCTACAGAATGAAAGCAAATCATGACGTTCAACCCGTTCTCATGGAACAGATTTCTATAGGTTACGTGGTAAGATGGAATCTGGAAGAAATCACCATAGACGGAGAGACCTATTGGACAGGGAACGAGGCAATCTCGCCTACCCGCACTTATGACGATGTGGTCTCCGCCTTGATCCATTATAAATATACCCTGGATCAAGAGATTGCCACAATAAACAACCACTTGGTCGGACAAGATGAAGACGAGTGGCTGGAATACCAGGCATGGAGAACCTGGGCAAAAGATTACGCCCGCAACACCTTGAATCTGCAATAGTATGAGCGGCAAGAAGTTTACCCAGCGGCAGCGGAAGCGTCTGGCGGAAATAGTCGCCAAGACGCCCCGTCTGCAAGGATTCCCAGATACAAGCGCTCGGGCCATAAACGCAAGAGTCCGAAATGTTACCGGCGAAGGCTGGGATTCTTTTGCATATTTCTGCAAGACCTATATGCCCCACATATTTGAGCTGCCTTTTTGCGCAGACCACAAGCTGATGTTTGAGGAAGTGGAGAAGCGCAAGGGTGTTACTGCCATCACCGGCTTTCGTGGCCTCAGCAAGAGTACGCTCATTATCTCCGCCAGAGACATCTGGCGAATAATCAAAGGCATGAAATTTACGGTCAACGTGGCCGCAGATATTGAGCTGTCCGGCCTGAAAGTACGCTTTATCGAAAACCAGATACGGCTCAACAACCGCCTGGCCCAAGACTTCCCTGAGCTGCAGATTATCGCCTCTGAAGAAAGCAAGATTGTCTTGAAAGATAAGACTATAATCATGGCCCGAAGCATCAAGCAGGGCATCCGTGGCCTTTTCCACGAGTACCTGGGCATCCGGCCCCAGGAAGTAAAGGCAGACGATATAGATTTAGAGGCAAACATCGGATCGCCAAGGATCGGCAAGCGGAAATTAGACAAAATCATGCAAGAGATCGCCGGCGCTCTTGACCCTGGTGGAGACTGGAGAATTATCTGGGCAGGGAACCTGGTCCACCCCAACTATGCCATATCCCAGCTTCAGGGGCTCATATATGCCGAAATTCGGGAGGAAAACCCCGACTTCGACCCGGGACACCAGAAAGTAATTTCGAGCCACGGAAAGACCCTTATTCGCATCCCATTGGAAGATTCCGAAGGAAACAGCGTCTGGCCAGAGCAGTATCCCACAGAAGACCTGCCAAAGCTCAGACGTCAATTTGGCACCGTCGGCTACCAGCGAGAGATGTTGGGGCGCCCCGTGATCGAGGGCAATATCTTTAAAGCGGAGTGGTTCCAGCGATATAAATACCCGCCCCCTTCCCGCCAGATAAGAAGGGTGTGGCTCTATGCCGACCCTGCCTGGGGCGAAAAAGGATGTTACAAGGGTATTGTCTCGCTTGCCTACGACGGAAGCAGGTTTTACGCTCTCCATGTGTGGGTGCGGCAGACCAAGAATACCCGCTTTTTCAAGTATTATTACGACGCTTTCATGGAGCTTACTCGAAAGTATGGGGCCAGGTTCAGAGGCGCCATCGAGGTAAGCTATGGGCAATCCAGGATACTTGAGGATTTCGACCGCTGGGCACAGGACAACGGCCTCAACCCCATCTCCCATCGCATCAAAAGGATTGATAATAAAGAAAACAAGAATCTGCGCATCGAGCGCACGGAAACCACTATAGAGACCGGCAAATTGCTCTTGCCGGAAGGCCAGGACACGCATATCCTGGTAAGCCAATTTCTAACCTATCCGGATGGCTATGTTGATGGCCCGGACGCACTTGCCGGCTGCCTGGAGCGCTTTAGCGAGTACGACAGCAGCCGCCACAGGGTAAGGGTAAGGAGCCTGCGGACATGACCTTCTTTGATCGGCTCTTGCGGGAGTATTATCAGGTCTTGATCAATGCCTGGCAGGAGTCTGTCCGGGAAGCTGCGTATACTGCTATCCAGATGCTGGTGGAGCTCCCGCAGCACGAACGCCAAAATGAAGAGACTGTCCGCAAGTGGATGGTGGTAATTGAGCAGCATCTGGGGCAAGACTTTGCGGCAGCCATTAACGAGCCCACCAAGGCCTATATGCGAAAAAGCTATTACCTCGGGCTACAGGACGTGCAGAGGATGGGCGCCCAAATAAGCATCGGGCTGTATGGGTACCAGCATGAGCAGACTATTGCCACCGTGAGCGTCAACAATGTGTTTTGGATCAAGGGCGCCGGAGAAGAGGTTGCCCAACCCATAAGGGAGATATTGGGCAAGGCCTTCCGGGAAGGATGGACTAAGCGAGACCTTGCCGCTGCACTGCAAGAAGAATTTGCCGATCTTGAGCAATCTGACCATTATTGGTATGGACTTGCCGAGCATATGCTGCTCCGGATCAGGGAATACGGCCGGCTAAACGGCTACAAAGCTGCTGGAGCGACGCATTACCGGCTGGTAAACCCTATGGATGGCCGCACCAGCGAAATCTGTTGGGCGCTCGTGAGCGCAAACAAGATTTATGAGCTTAAGCCGGCCCTCGAGGTTATGGAAAATCTTAACAACATAGACATGACGAAAGTGGGGCTTGAAGAGGCTCGGGAGCACATCAAGGCCTTGGCGCCCTGGGTAAAAGACTCGCAGATAATACGGGACAAAAACCGTAATCCCATAGGCGTATCCGGCCCCCACACACCTTTCCCCCCCTTCCATTGGCGCTGTAGAACTCAGACGGAGATGGTGTTTTGAGCAAAAACTGTGGCAGTAGGCAGCAGCTCGATTTGACCTGGGAGCAGCCCCCGAGTTATTTGACTCCTAAAAAGATACAAGGAGAAAGCTATGCCTGAGCCCGTTATACCGCTACCGACAGAAGACGTGTGCAAGATACTGAATCTGCCCACTGAAGATATGCTGAAGAATCCGATCTTTGCAGAGCATCAAGACCTCGTGCTGGCTGGTATTGAGCACTATACCCAAGAGCAGCCTTTTGAGTATGCCACCAGTGGCGAAGAGGTAACCACACACCTACGGACAGCCTTTCGCATGGGCTATGCTTTTCTCATGCTCTACTCCGTGGCGGAGTTTCTCAACCTGAATACAGTCGGCGAGGGCATCGTAAAAACCATCGGCATAGACCAGGCGGCTACAGAGCTCCTAACCGGCGCCGAAATTGAAGATTTTAAAAACAAAATTCTGATCAGGGCTTTAGAGGCATTGGCCCCGTACGGAAGCCATTATCTCAGGCTTAAGCTTTCTGAGCTTACTGAGCCAGAAAGAAAGCCTGTCAGGGCAAGGGTAATCTGATGGACTTCGAACTGCAAGAGATATATCGGGCCATCATGGAAGTGCTTACCCAGAAGGTGCACTATATCGGCAACAAGCTGAACGTGGAGGCACAGAGGGAAGCGATCCGAGTGGTCGACCATGGCGGCTATTCGGACAGATACATCTATGATCAGGGCGACTTTTACAACGCCATGGCTTACGTCGTAACCCAGGTAAGCCATGATACAGTAGCATTAAGGCTCGGCAGCAATGTGAAGCATGAGCCTTATGTCCTTGGCGGCAAAGTCCCTTCCTGGACGCCCATAGCCCCACTGATCGCCTGGGTAGAGCGTAAGGGCCTCGCTTGGGTCGATAAGGATACGGGCGAACCTCTCTCCGTGGAGACGATGGCCTATATGATCAGAGCCGCAATCAGGCGGCGAGGCATTCCGGCAAGGAACGTCTACCAGGAAGTAATTAAAAACCATGAAGAGTGGATACTTAAAGAACTTGAAAACATGGCGGTAACAGTATTATGATGAAGCAGAGAGAATTGATTGAACAAGCTTTAAAGCACACGAGTGTAGCAGAGATCAGGTTCAACAAAAACGACATCCCAAAAGAGCTGCCCGCAGCCATTATCTGCATGGAAGCAGAGGACGGCAAGCTCGGCACTTCCAGGAGATACACGTCTACCGACATATCCTGGGTGGTTTTCCTGATTGTAAATGCCCAAAAGGTGGAAGACCCAGATCAGGATTTGTGGAACCTGAAAGAGGAGCTTAGGGCCCAATTGATAGAGAGGATGGGCCGAGACATTCCCAAAATAGAATACTATGATGGCCGTATGGGCGGGGCCCGTCTGGTGCGTATTGCCAGGCTGGAACTCTTGCGTCCTGGCTCGGGGGCAGGATCGTGAACATAATGAAGTTTGGCGGTTACCGTGTGGGCATCTCGCACGCCGGCGAGCTGGCAGAGAAGCGCCTGGCATATGAACCCGTAGACCTATCGAAATACAGCCAGGTGGGCCCCTGTCTGCTCTCGAAGTCTGCCGAGAAAAAGAGGGTCGTGCCGCCGCCATATTCCATGGCCAAGCTGCTTGATCTGCTGGACTTAGACGAATATCATTGGGGCTGTGTGGACGCCATGGAAAAAGTGGTGGTCTTGCAGGTGGAATGCGACAACCCCGACGTGAAGGCATGGTTTGACTCTGCCGAATACAGCGTCTGCGAAAATCAAATAACTGTGCTTAGCGAGATCGTCCGCCACCACCAGGCTTGTGGAAACGGCTTCCTGCTCAAGATGCGGAACGCCAAGGGCGAGTGGTGCGGCCTCGAAACTATCCTGCCTTCCGAAATGATGATCGTAGAAAATTATGACAAGTATGGCTTTGCCCGGCCCAACTACCTGCAGCTGCGGGGTGGCAAGCGCAAGGATTATCCTTATGCGGATATTATCCACATGAAGAAGCCCACCCACAGAAGCAAGCTCTGGGGGCTGGCAGGGCTTCCTATTGCCATCAATATCGAGATATTGAGCGAGATCAAAACCTTTGATTACAACAACTTTAAAAACGGCCTCATGATTGACTACTTCATTATTGTAGAGGGCGGCACACTGCGGGATAACACCGTCACGGACGAGGCGGGCAACGTAGTGATCCAAGATGCATACAGCGAGATCGAAAAGGCCCTCTCCGAGGTAAAGGGCAATAACCGCAGCCACTCCACAGTCCTCATCGAGAGCGACAATCCCAATGTGAAAATCCGGATTGAGCCGCTCCGGCAGGATCATAGAGAGGGCGGATTCCTCACGCTTAAAAAAGACCTCAGGGAGGGGATATTTGCCTATCACCGTGTGCCCCCCAGGCTGGTGTCTCAGCTGGTGCCCGGGCAGTTAGGTGGAGATAACCGCAGCGATATGGATATATTTTACAACTTCGTGGCAAAACCGATACAGAACAGGCTGGCCCTTACGCTGGCCGATGAGTTCAATTGGGAATTCGGCTGGAACGTCAGGCCGGAAGAATTCCACTTTGGAAACCTGACAGAGCTCTTGCAAACAGCAGAAGAGAGACTGTTCGGCAGTCTCCGTAAAAAAGCATAACAAAAAAAGGAGATGGATTTATGCTACAATTCTTTAAACGCAGAAACTTGCGCAAGGGAGAACTGATGAACGTGGACGTCGATCTGGTCTCTCTCCTTTTTGATGATATGAAGCCCGCCAATATGCGTGGCGCCATCATCAAAAGCGCAAATGGAAACCACACAACTATCTACACTTCCGACAAGTTTAAAAGCGAACGCAGTGGCACCAAGGGCCTGATCTACGTAACGGTTATGGAGCCGGACGTAAAAGACCTGCAGGGCGACTTTTACAGCGCCGCAGAAGTGGAAAAGGCAGCTCACAGTTTCGCCAAGGGCGGCATGGTAAATCGCAACGACGTAAACCACAACTCCGTGCCCGTTCCTGAGTTTTCTGTGGGAGAAAGCTACATTCTCAAAACCAAAGACAATGAGCACTTCCCCGAGACTAAGGTCGGAAGCTGGGTGATGGTATTGAAGTGCGACGATCTCAATTCCGAAACCTGGCAAAAAGTGGAGAAGGGCCGGTTCAACGGCGTCTCCATCGCCGGAAGGGCCGACCAGCTCGTCACAGCCGACCCCGACACCCAAACCAATGCCGCTGTCCTGGCAGAGCTGAAAAGCCTCAAGGAAAGGCTGGAAAAGGTTATCGCTGTAAATCCAACCTCTGCCGACAGCAAGTCTTTGGCCCTGGTAAATGAACGTATCGCCGATCTCGAAAAACAGGGAGACCAGCAGGTATCCAACGAGCTGATGAAAACCCTAACTTCCGAGCTCAGAGCGATTAACACTTCTATCAGCAAGGCCATCAGCACGAGCCTGAAAAACGAAGAACCCCCTGCCGACCAGGAGGTGATGATTGACGGGCAAAAAGTGATTGTTAAGGCGTCCAGAGTCGAGCTTTATAAGAGCATTGCCAATGTGGATGCCGGCACCTCCATGAACATCCTCACGCCCACCACCACCAGCCTCTTCATTGACGAGGTGATCGAAAGCAAACCAGGCGACACCCTCACAGACATCACGGTGGTGCCGCTGCTGAAAGACAATCGTATTGATGTGGGACTCGTAGACGACCTGGTCTTTGTAAACTCCCTCGATACCCCGGGCGATGTCCAAGATGTCGGCACCAAAGACATCGTAGTGCCCACCGGTATCTTGCACGCCAAGTTTTCCCTGGCAAGAGATACTGTCGAGTTCTACAAAGACAAGTATGGCGAGGCTGCCTTCGGCGCCTACGTCAACCAGGCAATCAGCAAAAAGACCGAGAAGGCCTTGCGCAAGCTCCTCTTCAAGGGCAACCGCAATAGCGCCACCCCCGCCTTAAAGGCTCTAAACGGTGTGATTCAACTCGCCACCACCGCAAACAAGGTGGTGAGCATCGACACCACAGAGCACGTCAATTGGGCGGAGCAGTTCGAGGCAGCCCTGTTGAGCTTCCCCACGGATACCCTGGAAGAGCAAGACAAGTTCGTGTTCTATGTGAGTCACTACGACGAAATCCGCATTAAGAGCTGGATTGCAAAACGTGAGACCGCTGCCGGTGACAAGTTCCTGCTTGATAACGGAAAGGCAAGCTTCGGCGGCATCCCCATCAAGCCCCGCTTCATGGACGACAACTATATCGTGGCCGGCTTGCCCAAGTTCATCATTATTGGCGTCCGCACCGATGCCGAGATGAAGATTGAGCACCACGGCTCCGACTGGAAATACCACTGGTATATCCGTGTCCGCCCCGGCATCACCTACATGGATGGCCACGCAAAGGTATTCCAACTCACAACACCATAAGGAGGTGAAAAATGAGACGATTCTTTATTCTAACCATTCTGGCACTTACGATTATAGCGGTCGGCGTGACCGCCCTGAGGGCTCAGGCTCCCCAGCCTTTGCCCCAGGATGTGCCCCCTACATTCACGCCCGTGCCCGATGAGCCGCCCCAAAAGCCCAATCTGTTTTGGCCTCGGCTGGCTGCCATCATTGTGGCGCTGTTCCCGCTCGGCGTTAAGATATTCAAATGGCTGGGCATAGACCTGGAAGAGACTGCTATCTACCCTATCTTGGTGAAGATTATTGAGATCATAGCCGGAGTAGAGGAAAAACGAAAGTCGCTCCCGGGCCATGAAAAGAAAAATGCGGTGGTGGATTTCGCTGCCAAACGCCTTACACAAAGAGAATTGAAACTACTGAATAAACGCTTCGGGAGCCTTGATACTGCCGTACAGGCAGCCTATGAGATCAGCAGCACCGCCAAGAAGAAAGCCGTGAATATCGCAGGAGGCAAGTAATGCCTTTTGAACTGCCAACCCTGCCTACCGGCATGACTGCTGCCGATCTGGACTTTGACCAGCTGATTGATGTCTTAGTCACAGACGACGCCTATTTTGCCATGGGGGAATATACGGAAGCTGAGCTTCAGGACAAGTTCACCGATCCCATTGAAGCTCAGGCTGAAATTGACACATACTTCGCCAGCCTGGGCGAATTGGCCGAGAAGCCCGTGATCGCCGAATCTCAGGCAGAGATGGCCAATACTCGCAAGTATTCGCTCCCCGGAAAGCGCACAAATCCTATCGAGCTGACTATCAATGGGATGTCCAAGGCCCAGAAGGCTTATCTTGAAAGCAGCGCTTTCAGTGGCCCCAAGATAACCATAGTTTGCCTGTCGAAAGACGGCTGTCGCATAACTGTATTTAACGGTCTGCGATGGGTGGTGGACTGGAGTGCTGAAACAGATGGCCTTTTTCAAATGAAGATTGCCACCCAGTTCTCCGGCAACACCAAAAACCGCATCCATATGTACCAGAAGTATTAACATTTTAACATAGCGGGGGCTTAGGCCCCCGCAAAGGAGAATTTAATGACACCTGTAACACTACCGAGCGGCGTGAATGATCTAAAATGGGAAAACCAGATTCCCATTATGCCTGGCGATGTGGCTTTCTTCTCCCTTGGCAATGTAACCGCTAACGATCTGACCACCCATTTCTCGGACTCTTCAGGCGTTGCCCGCCTTCTCAGGGACGGGAGCCTTTTCATTCAGATGGGCGAGCTGGCCGAAAAGCCCTCTAAAACAGAGTCGCAGGCCGCCAGGTTGGCCACCAGAAACTCTTTGGTAGCCGGACGCAGAGACAGCACGGCGGAGATTGTCTTGAATGGGATAAGTAACGCCCAAAAAGACTACTATGAAAACGTCTTCGCCAATAAGATGGTGACCATTATCCTGGCAAAAAACGAGATAATGACGCCTGACATTGACGACCCCAACGCCTGGGACTTCGATACCGAGGTAATGGTATACAGCGGGCTCTACTGGAAAACCAACTGGAAAAGCACGAGCGACGAGCTTAACAGCCTTACCATTACCGCCTCTCTGCGTGGT